ATCAATTACAAGAACATGAATCTCATCAAATCTTGAGTTTCTTGCTGCTGCATAACTTGATGTACCTGGTCTTTCAACTATTGAGTTCCAAGTAATTGTTGATCCAGCACCAGTAAGAGTGAGTGTCTGCTCATCAAACCAATCTCTTGATCCAGTAAAGGCAGTTTGAACTGCGACTGAACTTGTCGTTGTTACTATACCAATGGTTGCGTTGTTTGAATCGTAAGCAAATTGGTATGTACCAGATTGTTGATAGTCTTGTGCAGTCTCAGTTCCACCTGTCGATACATGTGATACAAACTTAACTGTTATCTCATCAGATGCAGGTCCTACTTCTGTAACTATTCCTTTAAAGAATCCTGTTAATTCTGAAGTAGACCCAGATCCTACAAGAACTGTGCCTGATGGAACTTGTTGAGTTACACCCATACCAACTGTAATATTAGTTCCTATCCCTGTAGTTGATATTCCACTTAATACCTGATCTGCAAGACCATCAATTGTAGCAACTCTTATACCGTTACCCCATGAACCAGGATTTCTTACTGCGAATGTAACACCAGTAATTGTGTTATTATCGTATCCTAATTGATTGTAATGTTCTGTGCTCTTGATTTTGAAACTAGAACCAGAACCTGTGTAAGCATTTCGTAGATCAGTATCATCTGCTCTTACCACCCTCATATTTCCACCATATGCTAGGTAAGAAGAGGCAACTAACCAATCCTCATAGTGCTTGTCTGTCTCGTATGGTTGACCAAAGTTGTTTAGTAAAGATGCTTCATCAGTTACTAAAACTGGTGTACCGACAGGTCCTTTTGCAAATGGTGCAACTAGTCCACCAATTGATCCAGAGGTAGCGTCTACTCTACCAATGGTTAAATCAACCTCTCTAACTACGATACCAGGAGATGCTAAATTTAACGCCATCCCTTACTCTCCGAATCTCAGATTTATTTAAAATTATTTAGTTAAAAGGGTATTTTCATTGGGGAAACAGCACATGAACATTACCAATCTGGGTAATACCACTCTTTTTCTTCTTTATTTGATTTCCTTCTCTTCACAATTCTCTTAATTGTACATATTTTACACTCATAAGAATAGGCAGATGGAATATCTCCTCTGCCCTTTCTAGTTAAATAATATCCATCAATTAAATCTTTTATTTCACCACAAACTCTACATTTTCTCTCTTTTAGTAGTATGTGTTCTAGATCAAACTGATCATCTAAGTCCATTAGATACCATTCCAGAAGTTATCCACAGGTTGTGCGTTTCTAGATGCTATGTATAATGCTACGTTACAAAAGAACCATAAAATATTTGTTACCCATGCCTGTCTCCAACAATATTTTCTATTTGTTTGTACTATAAAAAGTTCTTCTTCAGTTCCAGTATTTTTTATAAACTGTTCCAATATCAATGAAATTACAAATCCTATAGCAAAGATATAGAATAGTAGATTTAAGAACCCTGCGTTAAAAAGTAAAAATGAAATCATCTGTAGTCCCACATATAAGAGCGATCACCATATTCATCAGTATGCCACCTATCTCCTTCAGAGTCAACAAATGTGTCGTCATCCAGACCATCTGATATAAAACCGAATGGAGCCATGTCCTGTTCGATTTGATTTTTTTGTTCCTCGTATATTCTTTTTCTTATATCATTGTCGGTCATCTCTTTAAAATAATCCTGTGCTACCAACCATGAAAAGATTACAAGACACATAGCTAAATCATCATTACATCCCTCCTCTGCCTCAAAAGAGTTATGTTTTTGAGAAAATGTTGTAAGTTCAGAAATAATTTCATAATCACAGGTTAGTAACTTATCATCTTCAATGAGTGTTTTTAAATTACTACAACCTAATTTTTTGACTGCTGCGGTCATTCTAACTCCTAACTGTGACTTCTTACCAGAGAATCCCTGACCAACTACCTGACCATTTCTACCTCTCATCGAAGCCATCAATAGATTATCATACTCTAGATCATATTGCAAGATACTAGCCACCTGATCTCCAATATCGTTAACCTCTACTAAAAGAAATGCATTATTATATCCTTTTGCTACACTGTGAATAATATTTGGAAACAGCATGGGTTTGATTTCATTGTTTCGATATTTTGCAACTACTTTATATGGAAACTCAGTAATATCAAATACAATAAATGCCGAATAGTCATTTCCCAGTCCACGAGCAACGTCAACTGTGATCATATAATTATGATCTTTTATTGAATCCTCATAGATATCTAAACCAGCATTTTTTGTTATAGGAGCATCGTAAATTAAGTTTTTAAGTTTGCTCGGTGCAATAAGAGTGTTTACAGACCCCAGAAACTCACATTCAAACTCAACTTTGAATTGTTGTTCAGATGTATTCGCTATAGTTTGTGCTTTCCATGCCTCGTCTCTACCAGGTACTTCATTCCAGTGAACATCAGTGGGAACATAACCGTTAGTTCCTCTCTCAGCATCATGCCACATTCTATAAAAGTGATTCATACCACGAGGAGTGGATACGATGATAACTTTAGTGCTAGTACCAGAAGAAATTGTAGGATATACAGATGCAAAGAAATCATCCGCTACATGATTTGGTACAAAAGCAAACTCATCAAGGAATAGTATGTTGAAAGACATACCCCGAACAGCAGACGCAGATGTAGATGCTGCTAATATTTTTGATCCATTATCTAATTCTAATGAACCTTTGTTCCATGCTATGATGCCTTGTTGCATCCATTTTGGTAGATTCTCATATGCAGTCTGTAATCTACCAAGTAGATCCATTGCAATCTTTGCCTTGTTTGCAAGAATTCCAATATTAACACTATCATTGAAGATCGCATAATGTAGAAGATAAGATACCACAGTGGTAGATTTACCAGTTTGTCGTGGCATTTTACAGATATTAAATCTTTCTCTGTGAAAATTATTAACTAGTTTTTCTTGAAAGGGATATAGATTAAATGGAACAAGACCCTCATCAAGAGACACTATCTTGATATATTTCTTTGCAAAATAAACTGGATCATCCTTACACTTCAAGAACTCAATGATGTTCTCTTCAGAGAACTCAATCGGTGTATTTGCTTTTTTTAAATTAGGATTTCCAAGATATACATTATCAACCATAACAATTACTTTTTAGTTTTCTTTTTCATCGAATTGATGAATTTTCTGTAGACTGCTGCTTCAGAGGTTTTACCCATCTCTCTTGCCCTTTGTTCCATAGCAACAGCAGCTTGAATTTTATGAGCATGAGATCTATTAGATTTCCTGATTTTTGCAACAGACGCTTTAGCAGTAGCAACGTCCTTGAAACCAAGTCCATGAATAGTTCCTTTAGGATTTTCATCTGTATATAAGTCTGAGTGTTTCTTTGAGTTTGCTGGTTGTCCTTTCTTTCTAGGAATGCGAGGATTTGATTCCTCATTCATTGCTTTCTCTAATTTATCTGCTTGTTTTGCATGAGTCTTAGATCCCTTCCTAAGATTTTTGACTAACTTCTTGATGTAAGGTTTATCCTTTTTATTTAACTCCTCTTTCATATCATCTTTACTATCAAGATAATCAGCAGCAGTATCTAAGTAATCAGTTGCTTTAGTAATTTTTGATTGTACCCACGCTTTGAAATTATCTTTTTTCAGGGTATGACTCTTAATTCTCTTTGATGCTCTCTTAGCAGTTTTTAACTGATTACGGATCATCTCTGGTTCATGATCTTTATGCTTTTCTTCCATTGCTAATTTAGTAGCAGTTGCATACATCACAGATTTAGCATCTTTACCGTAACGTTTTTTAAATCCTTTTTTGTCTTTTTTCATTCCCTTAACTATATCTTCCTTCTTTTCTTTCTCATCTTCAGTCATTTTTCTTTCACTTATTTCAGTCCCCTTCCACACACCATTTCCATCAACCGCTGGTTTCATATGTGTAGGACCAATAATATCAACCACCACTGCAGTTGTTTGTCCATCGGAATTTTGTATCTCAACACTTTCACCTACTCCGCCCCCTGAGCCATTACCACCACCATTACCACCAGAGCCACCGTTACCATTTCCACTACCATTCCCACCGTTCCCATTTCCGTTAGAACTTCCGTTAGATTTGCCATTACCATTACCATTCT